TGTAATATTTCTGCGCCATTTTCCCCTACTAGATAGCTTCCGTTAGGGTATACTGATCCTCCTACTGCTCTTGGTGTATAACTTTGGTTTGCTATAGCACTAGCTTGAACCGCCATTGCACTCCCTGCAATCCCTGCAAAAATGCCCCCTACTATAGGTGATCCAACGGCTGTACCATAAGCATAAGCATTAGCTACTGCTTCTGGTGTTTTAATTGCAATGTTAGCAATAGCTAACGCCTTATTTAATTCAAAAAACTCTTTCGAGTTTTGACTTGCTAACTGAATTTGTTGTGCAAAATTTTCCCCTGCTTGTTGTAATTCTACCTTATCAATCTTGCCTTTTTCGTCAATAAACCTTTTTTCAAAGGCTTTTCTAGAGTTGTTGTACCACTGATCTATTTGAAGCATTGCATAAGCTTTTTTCTGCTTAGCTTCAATATCTTGATCGTCTAACTTTTGTTGATCTGCTTGTCGCTTTTTCTCCGCTTCTATAGCTTTCTTGGTTATCTCTTCTTGGACTTTAGCAAAAAGCCCTGCTTTTTTTGTGGTTTTATCTTCTTCATCATCGCCAACAATAAAACCGCCCATTTTTGACATAAAATCAAACGCTTTAGTTACAAATTCAGTCGATTCTCTAACACTGTTTAATTTTTCAAGCATGACATCAAAATAAATATTTGCGTTCGAAACATGTTCACCCACCGTAAACATATGACCCCCTAATTTTTCGGTCAATCCTGTAGCGGTGTTAATGTCATCAATTGCCTGACTAATCCCTAAAGTTAATCTTGAAAAACCACGATCCATATTCATTGGCAGGCTTTGCGCCTTTTCGTTTATTTCATCCGTTTGACTAATCAAAGCATCAAACACATCTTTAGATGTCAATTTCCCTTCTTTTTTTAGTTTTATTAGTTCATCAGTGGTAATGCCCATGCCATCAGCCATATATTGAGCAATGGCAGGTATTCCCTCTACAACACTTTGAAATTCTTGAGCTTGGAATGTTCCAGAAATTAAACCTTGCGAAAATTGCAACATTGCACTATTCATCTGACCAACATCTGAATCACTTATCATACCTAATTGAGTAATCGCTTTAGTTAATTTGACCATTTCGCCAGTGGTCGCCCCAACTGTGTCTTTTGCAAAAAGCATCTTTTGAAATCCACCAGCAGTGACTTGTATAGAACTACCTGTCAATTCGCTTATTTTTTGCAATTCACTAAAAACTATTTTGCTTTTCTCCATATCCCCGATCATTGCATTTATTCGGTTTTTTAGCATCTGGAAACTGTCACCTGTTTTAAGTATGCGTCTTACCGTTTCGGCCATAATTATGCCCTTAATTGCCCTGCTTAACGTGTTAGCCGATCTAGTCGCACTATCAAAGGATTTTTTACTTTTTGTCTCAAAGTTTTTAACGTCTTTATTTGCCTTGTTTAAGCCTGTTGTATTGACACCAAGTCTATAAAATATAGTACCTAAATTCACACTCATTTGAATTTATTCCTTGATTTTGCTTTTGCTTCCGCTTCTTTCATTGCACGATCTTGCATTTTTGCTTTTATGTCAAAATAAGCGATCCATTCCATAATTTCATTATACGGCATTTGGGTTTCTAATTCAAAAACAGTTTTGCCTAACTTTTCAGCTAGGCTAAAAAGATTATATCTTTGAGTTAATTCATATGCGTTAGTTTCGGGATTGAATTGTTCTAGTTTTTTTTTGCTTCATCAAAAGTTATATCATGTAAAGCGGAAATCTCAGAGAATAAAATATCAACATATCCACCCGATACACAATTTTTTAAAGTCTCTTTGTCTGTTTCATCGTATATTTTTTCATTCGTATTAGGTACATAGCAACTAAATATAATAGAGTTAATTTGATACTCAATATAATCTACTTGATTTGTATCCTTATTTAACGATTTACTCGTCAACATGTTTCGATCCGCTACACTTAACTGCTTTATTTCAATTTCAATATCTTGGATTTTAACTATTCTTGATCCAAAATCTTGAGCTAAACCTAACGTTGCTTTTCTTATTTCATCTTTTGTAATTTTTGCCATTGCTCTTTTTTCTCCTCTCTTAATTTTTTTTAGTTTCTACTAAATGTTTTCCCTTCCTCATCATCCCCCGATAAATCAAACGTTAAAGTGTCTTCAATCAACGCATTAACATCAAGGCTCTGATCTTTACCACTTAAAATAAACCACCCTCTATATACCTTTGTTGATACAGGGGCAAACTCTACTACTATAGGGTTTCCGCTATTTAATACAGTAACAAAATCACCGCTTAAATCATCAAAACGGCTCACTGTAATATTAACGTCTTTTATCCCTGTTTCTTTAGTTTCAAATCCTACATTGCTTTGATCTGTTGAGGTAAAAAGCTGGTTGGTTCTGTTCATTGTTGCCTCATACCCACCAGCAATTAATGCCGTTGGTAAATAATCACCATCAACGGTAATACTTCCAGTCTTTGACGTTGAAAACGTAACTTTACCAAAAAGATAATCAATACTTGATATGTCACTTGAAGATATTTCAACAGAATCCTCATAAAATGTAAATGTGCTTAACCTGTTCCACACCTGTTTAGAATCGGTATCAATTTGATATGTATTGCCAGTAACTACCGTCATAGCCTCGCCAGTGAATGACGTACTAGTTCCCGATTTTCTAAACTTAGCTTGGTATCCTGCTGTTCCAGTCATTTAATTAAGCGTTGTCTGCTGTTACAGCTCCGTTTCCTTGAAAGCTAACACTAACCGATATTTTATCGCTCACCGGACTTGATATAGAAAAATTCTCAACGATAACAGGCACTTTATATCCGTTCCCTGCTACATTATCGGGTAAGAATTTAACGTACATTGTATCGCCGTTTTCGTATGCTGTTTCAATTACTCCTAGCGCTGTATCACTTGCAGACCAGTTTGCCTCTGTTGATAATGCTGTATCCGCCAACCCTGCTAAACGTTGCTGGAATCCTGCGTTAGATGTGTCTGTAACGTCCAAAATATTTCTCGTTCTGTTAAATGATCCATCTGTAGATGGTACTTCGCTATAAGTTCCACCACTTGTGGCACTAACTGAAATTGTAAAATTATAACCTGCTGTAGCCATATTAACCTCGCTTTTTTATATTTTAATAGTAAAACAAAAAAAATAAAAAATCAAATTATTTTATTGCCTGTGTTGGCCGTCATCAGAAGGCTCAACAATTAAACGTAAATTAAACCCACAAACAAAATTATCATTTTCAATAATTCCAATATCGAAGATTGACGTTTTAGCAAAAATTCCTGTGTATTTAGTTGTGTTTTTTTCAAATTGCCCAATCCCTACTAACTTATTAAAAATAGTTAAGGCGTTATTATACGCTGTTTCATACGTTGTTGCTCTTGATCTTACTTGAATTGACGGATAATCAATCCTAAATTTGGGGTCTGGATCTGAATCACTATAATTATATAACGTAACGCACTCTATAGGTGTATCGGGTTCTTTCGATACAAATATATTAATACTTAACCCTGCATCATTAATTAAGTAATCCCTTATGTCGTAACTAGCATTATTCTGCGTCATATTTTTAACCTTGAAGTTATAATTTTTTTAATAGCTTCAATATTTCTAGAAATTCCACGTTCCAAAAACTTTGCCTCGCCAACATTAAATCTACCGTTTAAATTTTCGTGAACCGCTAAGGCATACTTTGCATTGTTCCCTATTTCAATAGCTACTCTTTTTGTTGGTGTTATTAAAAATGTTTTATAAAAACTATTTCTCAAATTTCCAGTATCCTTTGGTGTAATCTGTATCGTTCTTTCTTTTATATAGTCATACGCTAAAGATAGCCCTTGCTTAGTTACCCCTTCTTGATTTTTTATAAAATCATTCAAATTTTTAACTAGATTATCACTTTTATAATTCATAACATTATTTTATAGATTATATTGTTGCCTTTCAAACTCTTTATTTTATTAACTTTCATCACTTGTTTAGCCCCTGCTTGACTTTTAGGGGATGTTTCGCTTGACTGCCCTAAATACAACCATCCATTTACTTCTATTTCTGTTTCAGTATACACCACTGCGCTACTTCGTAACTCTTGGCCTACATCATCCGTAACATATAATTCTGTTTTATCTTCCCATCTCACATCAATAGATTGTGATGTGTACGTTGAATAATTACCGTAAGCATCTAAGCCCCCACTACCTACCCAATAAGTAGCAATATCAAAATACTTAGTCATTTACGTTAATGACGCTTAACGATACTTTTTTACCCCCTAACCCCTGCATCGTTCCAGTACTATCTAACATTAATACCATTTGGCCAAATTGAGAAAATTCCAAACCTTTACCAAAATTACCTGCGTATGTATCAGTAGCATCGCCTAGTTTTTGAGTTTTTAATTGTCTTTCGTCATTATGTAACGTCAATAAATGCGCTGTTAAATACTTTTCAATCTGTGTTAATTCATCATCACTTAAACCACTGTTACCAAGGTGTTTAGTGACTAATAAGTTAGCTGTGTCAATGAACGGCGTAGTGTCCGTTACTTTATTTAAACTTATTATTTTTTTAACCTCGGTATCAGTGGTTCGTGCCATTGTTTAAACTTCCTCTTGTACTTCTTCTTGTACTTCTTCTTTCTTTTTAATTTGTTTCTTTTTCGGCTTTTCTTCAACTTCAACTTTTGTT